TCAAGTATTTCAACTCTTTGAGCCATTACTTAACTCCTTAAACAGCAGTTAAACGTAGTAATGATTCTGTTGAGTCGTCTTCAACTGTCCACGAATAACGATTTCCATTATAATCAACTGCGACTCTGTTGAAAATCTTTTTAATAGCAATTGCGCCGCCGCCTGCTCCAATACCTATGATTTGGCATTCTAAATCTGCGTTTGGTGCTGAACCATCTATTGTTAATCTGCAAATTCTTGTGATTGTATCGCCATCGTTTGAGCAATTAAATTTGTTTGTACCACGTTGTGTAAGAATCTTACCTTCAATTAAATTTGATCCATCGTGGAATCTGACTGGAATCTTTGGTGTTGCATCAACACCCGTGGCTCCAAAGTTTCTGTTGTTTACTGGACGTCCCATTGTTTTCTCCTTATGTTGACGTTCTAGGTCTACGCGGTGGGTTTCCGCATAAGTCCTCATCTAGAGGTACTCTCTATGACATAAGTATTTATCCAAAAAGAAAAAATGGGTTATAATGATACAGAAAAAGGCCTACCGCATCAGTGGGTAGACCTTTTAATAATAAAGTGATAGGTTGGACTTAATGATTACCAACAACCTCCTAGTAGCTCATGCCAATTTCGGAGGAGCCTAGTATCGGATAGTTACTTCCAAAAACATATCTTTGTATCTCTACACTCATATGTTGCCACTACAGCTACTAGCCAAGTTGTGTCACTACGCAACACCGTTCCTTGCACTATCTAATCTAAACCGTCGTCTAGCTTATGTACTTAATATAACATATCTGTAAGAGAAGTCAACCTATTTTTTCAACATTTTCGGCATATCTTCTACCTTTTTTTTCTAGGTACGTATATACAACTTTGTCTCCATCTGAAAATTCATAATTCACAGTTTCGTAGTAAACATCTTGTCTTAATGATTTCCATCGATCAGGCAGAATAGTGCCGTATTTTTTTCTTTTGCTGCTTTTTATAACTGTTCCTGTGTGTTCCATAATCGCTCCAATACAATGTACTTATCATAAAAATAGGCCCCGTAGGGCCTATTTTATTAACTTTTATATTAGCCTTAGCTGAATGATACGTTTGCAACGCTTACACGAGCTAGGTAATCAGCAGCATTGCCTAAAGACGATGCTGTGTTGTTTAGCTCAACATAACCGTAACGTGTCATGAAGCTCACTACTGGCTCAAATGATGTTGGATCTAGTACAACACCACTTGACATTAGTGGGATATATGGGCAATAGAACGCTGCTGCGTCTGATTCAGAAGAACCTTTATAACCAATTAGTACATCTTGAGCGTCTGATGCATATGTGTTTACATATACTTTCATTGCGTTGTTTAATGTACCAACCATTTTAGTGTTAGTTGGTGCTTCGAATGTGCCTTCTGTAGTACGTGCAAACGCTGAAGTTGTTGCAGACTGTAGGACTGTTAGTGTGTGTGGTGACACAACTGCCCAGTTACCTGCACCACGGCGTGTGCGCTGTGCAATTTTGTTAGATGCACGGTTAATCATAACTGCTAGAGCAGCATGTTCGTCACCAACAAATGTAGCTGTACCAGATACGCTGTTTTGATCAAACTGTACGTCTGATTCAGCTGAACCTGCTAGGCTGTATAGAGATGCAATGATCTCTTGGTCAATTTCAGCAGTAATTTCTTGTGCTAGAGCAGCCATAATTTCTGCTTCAACATCGATACCGTGCTGTGATTGTGCATCCTGAGCTGCCTCAAAAGTCCAACGTGCTGATAGCTTACGTGTTTTAGCTTCAACAGTCTGTTTCAAGATCTGAATGCTTAGTTTGTTACCAGCTGTACCTTCCATTGCTGCTGTAGCGTTAGCTTTACCAGCATCGGAACCAGCTTCATCACCTGAATAACCAATAGCTAGTTTGAATGGGCTTAATGCTTCTTCACCTGCTGTTGCGTCATCAGCTGTGTCTGAGTAACGTACTCTTAATGTGTGGATTTGACCCACTGGACCAGTCATTGGTTGTACACCCACAATCTCGTTAGCGATGACTGTTGGCATAACACGTCTGATTACTGGAAGAATCACACGATTTAGTGTTGCGATGTTACCGGCAGATGTAGCACCAGCAGTTGCAGTCTCCATTAAATACTTGCGAGTATTTTCTAGTGTGGAAGCCATTACTGCTTTCTTTGTGCCTGCTAGGCCTTCAAGAAGTGCGCTTTTTGTATCGTGCCAGCGACTTTCTAATAGTTCTGACATTGGTTTCTCCTTATTATAATCCAGCTAAACGCTTAATAGCAACTACGTTACTATCTTCTGCGCTTGCTTGTATGTCATTTGGTTGTGATTGCTCACGGTTGCCTGTTATTTCTTTTGCCTCTGCCAATACTGCCTTCTTCTTTGCTGGACTTTTACCGTCAATAACTGCCGGTAGATACTTGTCAAACGATTCACGAAGTTTCTTCGTTTGTACAGATTCCAGTAAGTCTGTCATAATTTCCTTTTGATCCTTGTTTAGAGGAGCAGTCAGTTCATTAATTGTGTCTTTGCGAGCGACTGACTCATTGATTTGTTTAATCTTTGTGTCTTGCGCTTCTGCAAGTCTTATTGCCTTTGCCGCAGCTTCACGAGCTTCGCTAATTTGCTTGTCTTTAGTGCTAACTACTTTTAATAGTTTTGCTGTTTCAGACTTTTCATTTAGTAAGCTATGTGTATATTCGTTGCTAAATGCTTCGAATATTTTGCGACCAAAGTCATTTTTACGTGCGCTATCAATATCTTCTTTAAGTGCGGTAATTTCTTGTTTCAATCCTTTACCTACTGTTTCCGATACTAATGCTGCACTTTTCTTGATAAAGTTAGACTTAACTTTTTCAAGTTGACTTTTACCTTCACGTACTAAACGTACTTTAGTTTCGGCTAGGTCCTTTTTATCTTCATAAAACTCTGCAAGTTCTTTAGCAAGTGACTCTACTACAAACTCTTCCATTGCAACAAACTTGTCAGCCATTGCTTTTTGATCTGAGTGTAATTCTGTTACTTCTTTTTTCAACGATTCTAACACAAAATCCTTTAGTAGGTTTGCGTTTTCACGTTGTGCAACAGCAAATTTAGCTTTTGCTTCTGCAAGCTGTCTACGATCGTCTTGGAATTCTGCAATTTCTTCAGCTAGTTTTTCAGTTACTAACGAATCAATTGCTTCAACCATAGTTTGTTTGTCATGCTCATATTTGCCTGCAAACTCTTCACGTAGTTCAGCAGTAACAGCAAGGCGATTTTCTTTCACCTTAGCGTTCCATGCCTCTTCAAGTTCTGTACGAACTTCTTCTGAAATAGCAGTGTTTTCAAAGAGTGATTTCAGTGCATCATTCATTTGTTTCTCCTTGGTCACTGGAGTTTGTCTATTATATTTAATAGACTCTCTTTAATATATTTTTGTGCCTTTTTGTCGCCTTGTACTTCCCTAGCTGTATGGAACGCCTTTAAACCACCCTGGGTGTTCATAAGATGCTCATAAATTGGTGTAGGATAAGCACCGGGGGCGCTGGGCTGAGCCACTACGTCCACGGTGATTATTTCAAAATCAGTTACTTCTCCTGATCCATCTTCTTTTACATTGCCGGACCCACGTGATGAAACACCTAGTTTAACGCCGCTTTCAAGCATTGTTTTAACTAATTGTCCCATTGGAGTCGGCAAGATTTTTAACTTGCCATAACCGTTTGGTCCATCCATCCACATTTCTGAGATCATATGGCTTACCCGGTCCAAGTTAATGTTAAGTCCTTCTGGATGATCTACTTCTCCCAACACTGAATAGCCACCACTTATTTGTTCGTTGAGTGTGGTGACAGCCCTGCCAATCTCGTTAACGGGATAAACACGCTGATTTGCGTTGCGTACTCCGCCTTGAATGCAAATACCTTTCATAAAAAGATCTTTGCCGTCATTAGCAGACTCAACAACAATTTTAGCTTGGTCGAAATTCAGATGTTCTTGAATTAAATTCATCAATCAGTCCTTAATTACTTTGCTCTTTTTGGAGCACCATTTAGCATTGAGCCAGCTGCTTTATCGTCGCTGCCTGCCATTGCTGGTTTTTTTGCTGCTGTCATTGACTTTGAAGCTTTACCACCTGGTTTGTTCACGTTACCGTGATCGTCAGTTTTTGGTGCTGCTGCTTTGCCGCCTGTTTCATCAGCTGAACCTTTTGCAATATTAGCACTTGTTCCGCCCATATTGTTTGGTTTTGCTACTGCTGATTTTGTACCATCTGTACCTGCATCACCCATTGACGCTGCTACTTTGTCTGTGTACTCACGCATAATTTCGCCTGCTGACTTAGCAGATTCGTCAACTTCTTCATCAGTTGCTTCTTCTACTTCTTCGTCTGCTTCAAAAGCAATTGCTTCTTCTTCAGCTTCGTCGTCGTCGCCTTCTTCTGAATCCATATCCATTGGCATTTCGTCGCCCATGTCTTCATCATCAGCTGGTGCTTCGTCGCCCATCATTTGATCAAATTCTGCTTTTAATTCGTCAAGCATATCTTCGATGTCAGTTAAACGATCTTCAACATCACCTTCGTCTTCGTCGTCCATGCCCATATCTGGTTCCATGTCCATATCGCCAGCTTCATCGTCCATTCCAGGCATTTCAATTGCTGCTGCCATGTCGTCAGCTGGATCGCCTTCAACTTGTGGCTCATCAAAGAAGCTTTCTTCTACTTCTTCGTCAGCTTCGTCTAATTCTTCTTCTGACTCATCAACTTCTTCATCAGTTGCTTCGTCTAGGTCTTCATCATCTGATTCATCTAGATCTTCGTCAGTTGCTTCTTCTACTTCTTCATCAGTTGTTTCTTCAACTTCAACTTCTTCTTCAGATAGTAGTGTTTCATAAATGTCACGTGATTTTTCTACCACGATTTCATGGAAAAGTTCTTCTGCACCAGTACGATCTTCGTTTACTAGGCGCTCAAGCATCTCTTCAAACTTGTTGCGTTCAGTCATGTTTTTCTCCTTTGATTGTTACAAGGCTGTCTATTATATTTACACTTTATTTAAAATATACGCTTAAAATGGTGTAAAAACAGCGTGTTTTTACACAGGTAATACTTTTAAGCTGAATTTTTGAACAAATTCAGGTATTGATTGATGATATAAGTTCTGCAAATCTTTTAATTGATCTGGTACAAATCCTCTATTGTTTTCTGTTACTCGGATGTATTTAGTCCTAGGATTGGTGTTTATAGTCATAGTAGTTTGACGTACCCAATTACCATAATATGTGGCACGTTCGTCGCTTCTTTTATAATTTTTTGTATCTGCAAATAGGTTATTTACTTTATCATTATCGCTACCGATACCTAAGTAATCAAACCCTAAAATGTAAATTGTTTTATACTTGTGTGTACTAGCCAACCATAAGGCAGTAGGACCACTACTCCATCCTTTATTAGGATTTAGTAAATTTAAACCTTCAACTGTTTGTGAATATTTGTTAGGATTAGTGTATACTTTGTGTTCTTTATAATAACCGTGGCTTGCAATTTCCATAACCATTTTAGTATCAACTGCAATTAAATGATCTACTGCACATTCTCTATAAACTGCATTACAGGCATAGATAGTGCCATGTTCTTTTAGTGTAGGTATTGAAATTTGTTTTCGACTTGTGCCATTTCCAAGCACAAAGGCTATATCAGACATTAAATTCCAGCTTGTGCTTGTGCTGCTATTCCATACATTTGTTTAACAAAATTTAACTCTTCGGCTTCTTCCGAACGTTTCATGTCACTTGCTTTACGCACTTTATTGATGTCTTTGAGTGTAAGTTTTGCTTTTCTAGTATCAGACATTTGCATAATGCTCTTATCATCAGAAGCATCGTACCTATCATTTTCAGTAGGTTCTAAAGTTTCGTCATCAAAATAAAACAATTCTCTTAATATCATAATACTATTTACCTTTATTAAACTGTTTGATCTGTAGGCTCGCCTAAATCGGCACCTCCTAAGTCGTCAGCTGTTGTAGTTTCGGGAGGAGTGTCCTCGCCTCCATCGACGCCGCCTAAGTCGTCATCTAATCCTGTTTCCAATCCACCTAAGTCTCCACCTAAGTCTCCACCAGTTACACCAGCTGAACGCATTTCTGCGCTGCCTTCTGCATCAGTTGGTTGTAGATTTTCATCGTTTTCTTCACGCCATAAACGTTCATTCTCTGCAATTTCTTCTTCGCTCATTCCTAAGAAACGTGACATAGCAAATCTGTTAGAAATATAAGGTATAGCACTCATTTGTGAGAATGTACCAATTCTATTATTATCAAGTTCTGCTTGACGATAACTTGCAAAGTTTTGTGGTGGATTTAGTTTTACATCAAACATTGCAAAGTCAACATTTGCACCTTTACTATCTAGATATAATTTGAATTCTGTATTAAATACTTCCTCAACCATGCTTTGTAGTCGTTCGCAATACTTATTAAAGCGTAACTCTTGAATGTATGCAGTTCCTACTCTACCGTCGTTGTACTGACTTGCTCCGTCATCAGCCCCTGTAGGTAGATAGCTGGAAGGAATTCGTAAGCCGCGTACGAGCTTATTAGTAAAATATCTGAGATCATCAATTTCTCCTAAGTTAGTACCGCCTGGCAGTGTTTCGACTTTAGAGCCACGTCCTTCAGCAGTTTGTGGAAAAAAGTAGTCTTCGTTGATTGACAGCGGATTATAACTACTGTCTATGACATTTTGTCCTCCGCCAGTCTTAGATGGGATACGTCTTTGATGTATTTCCGTTTTAACACGTTCCACAAATTGCATAGCAAGGTGTGATGGCATGTTGCCCACATCAACGTAGAATACTCTGCGCTCTGGCGCACGTTGTACTCGATAGATGATAATAGCATCTTCGAGTAATTCTTTTTGTTTGTATACTTTGAAAATACTTTCAAGTAAACTATTACCAAACGGATAGTTTTG